GCAGGAGTTGGTGGAACTACTATATTTACTATTAACGGAGATGGAGGTTCTAATTACAAAGATCCTCAAATATTTGTTTCACAACCATCATATTCTAATTTATCAATTAGAGGTATATCTAGACTTGGAATAGGACCAACAGCAGAGACAGGAACTAATCTAAAAGTTACTGCAAAAGTAAACCCCGTAACTGGTATAGGTTCAACTTTATTTGAGGTTTCTGAATATGAAATAGTTAATTCTGGATTTGGATTTAAAAAGGGTGATGTTGTAGAAGCTGTAGGATTGGTGACATCTAAAGAATTAAGTCAATTAGATGAAAGATCTACATTGACTATCGACAAAGTTTTTAATGATAGTTTTGCCCTATGGCAGTTTGGTGATTTTGATTATATCGATTCAATTAAAAACTTACAAAATGGATCACGCACTGGATTCCCTTTAACAGTTAATAATCAATTAGTTAGTGTAGAGTTGGATAAAAATACAACTAATAAAAATTCTAGACTTGAGGATGTATTTTTAGTAATTATAAATGGTGTAATTCAGGAACCAGTTGATGCATATACCATAATCGGGGGAAATATTATTAGTTTTGCTGAACCACCATTAGGTAATACATCAACATTATCAGATGATGCTGATGATATTAGTATTCTATTTTATAAAGGAACTGCCAATGAAGATTCTGTAGTAAATTTAGCAGAATCATTGACTATTGAGGTTGGTGATTCAGTACAAGTAAAATCAGGTTCTGGAGTTGTGGAACAAGATCAGAGAACAGTCCTTAGTCTTAATACCTCACAAACATTAGAAACAAATCCTTATAGGGGGGTTGGTATCAATGAAAATGAGTCAAGACCTTTAAATTTATTAAAACAAAAAGAGGATAAAGTAATTAATAAAACAGTGATATCCAAAAAAAGAGAAAGTATAGAACCGAGAATTTCTCCTACAGCAAAAATTATTTCTGATGTGACTTTATCTAATACTCAATTATTTGTTGATAATGCAGATCTATTTAATTATGAAGAAAGCACTTCATCATTAAATTTACAGATTATTGATCCAGTCAAAGATACTTTCGTTAATGCAAAAGCAACTTCTAATATCTCTGCTGCTGGAACTGTAACAGGATTTAATACATCTAATTTTGGTTTTGGATATGTAACTGCACCCACCGTTGAGATATCAGCACCACCTATCATTCTTAAACAAGATGGAATCACTATAGTTGGTGTTGGTATAACAGCAACAGCACAAGCTACTATTGGTTTAGGTGGCACCATCACTAAAATAGAAGTAGTAAATCCTGGTTTAGGGTATACTATAGCACCTCAAGTTTTAATAAGTAGTCCTTTTAATTTACCAGAAAAAACTGAAACTTTAACCACTAATATTGGAGTTTCTTTAACAATAAAAAATAATTGTGGAGTTGTCACAGGTATCGGAACCACATCATATAATAATCAATTGGCACTTGAGTTTACTCTTAAACGTGATAATTTTGATGATTTTGATACTGATAGTCCAATAAATGTTGGTTCTCCAATTTATATTTTTGATACTCAAGTTGGTTCGGGATTAACATCTATCAATCTAAGTAAAAATGATAATGATACTGTAGGAATTGGAACATCATTTGTGGATAATGTCTACGTAGTCGCTGCCAAATCCAAATTAAATGGAAATGTTGGTTTAATTACAACTTACATAAAATCGGATAGCACAATAACTGGTTTGGATCTGACAGGATCTACTTCAATAGGTAAATACTCAGTTGGATTGATTGGAGGTTTTACAAGAGCAGCAAGTCCAATATCTATAGGAGTCACTGGTTTAAGTGTTGGATTATCCACAGCACTTGGAATATCTACATTTCCAACTCTAAAGAGAAGTGGTGGACCAAAGACACTAGAACAATCTGGTGGATTATCACCATCATAAATATGTATTATCATCATTTTTAAAAATCTTGTATAAATATCTAAAAAACTAATAATATGCCAGCAATAGTAACAGATCAATTTAGAATAACGAATGCGGGTAATTTTGTAGACTCAGTATTAAATGAGAGTAATTCTTATTATGTATTCTTAGGATTACCAAATCCTTCAGGAAAGGATGGTGTTGTAGGATTTGGTAGAACAACCTCTTGGCCAAATGATCCTACTGATAATCAACAATATTTAACTCATTACAGAGATACTTCATTATTTGGTAAAAAAATAAATGCATCAAATGTAAGAAGAGTTGTAAAAAAACATACTTGGGCAGCCAATACTAGATACGATATGTATCGTCATGATTACCGAATAAAGGATGGTGATGAAAATAAAGCACCTAATTCTCAAAGTGGGAGTTTATACAGAACAAATTACTATGTAATCACGTCAGAATTTAAAGTTTATATTTGTTTAGATAATGGAGGATTTGGAGATCCAACCTCAAATGATGCAAAAGGAAATGGTAGTAAGGATGAACCAACATTTACAGATTTAGAACCAGCAGCTGCTGGAACAAGTAACGATGGTTACTTATGGAAATACCTTTTTACTGTGGCACCTAGTGACGTTGTAAAATTTGATTCAATAGAATATATTGTTTTACCAAACGATTGGTCTACATCAACTGATTCACAAATACAAGCAGTGAGAGAAAATGGAGACTCAGATATAAATAAAAATCAAATCAGGAAGGTTTATATTAAAAATTCTGGAAAAAATTATACAGATGGCCAAAAAGTTTGTGATATTTTAGGGGATGGAACTGGAGCTCAAGTTTTAGTAACTGTATCAGGTGGAAAAATAGTTGATACAGTTGTTACCGCAGGAGGTTCAGGATATACTTATGGTATTGTTAATCTTAAAAATGTAGGTAGTTCTAATATAATTGATGTTGATGACAGAGCAACTTTAATACCAATTATTCCACCATCAAAAGGTCATGGATTTGACATTTATACAGAATTAGGATCAGATAAAGTTTTAGTATATTCTCGTTTTGATGATTCCACAAAGGATTTTCCATCTGACACTCATTTTGGTCAAGTTGGTATAATTAAAAATCCAAATGGAACAAATAATACGGGAATATTAACTACATCTCAATTTTCATCACTATCTGCTATCAAACTTATCAATGATATAGCAGATTCAGTAAAAAATGATATAGTTGGAAGCACAATAACACAAACTGTAAATGATGGGACTGCAAAGGGCATTGTTGCTTCTTATGATTCGGAAACCTTTGTTTTAAAATACATTCAAGATCGAAGTTTAAATTATTCCACAAATCCAGTAAAAAAAGATCCCACTGATTATCCCGATGCATCAGATAATGCTAAAGTATTGGCATTTAGTTCTTCTGGTGGAAATATTGAGATTGGAACTAATAATTTAGGATTACCAGATAGTAATTTTTCTGGAATAACCACAACCATTAATAATAAATTAATAAATTTAGGTGTTCAGTTCACAAATGGACTTGCTGGTTCTGAAATAAATAAAAAGACTGGTGATGTAATTTATATTGATAATCGAAAAGAAGTTACTCGAAACATCAGACAAAAAGAAGATGTTAAAATCATTCTGGAATTTTAAAAAAAATGACTCAAAAAATTAATTTAAACTCAAGTCCATATTATGATGATTTTGATAATCAGAAAGATTTTTACAAGGTATTGTATAAACCAGGATTTCCAGTACAATCCAGAGAATTAACGACTCAACAATCCATATTACAAAATCAAGTAGAAAAATTTGGTGATCATTTATTTAAAGATGGTTCTGTTGTTATTCCTGGTGGAATAGGTTACGATAATCAATTCTCTGCTGTAAAATTAAACAATACAAATTTTAATGTAGATATATCTGTATACATACAAAATTTCTTAGGAAAGAAAATAAGAGGTAGTCAATCTGGAATAGAAGCTATTGTTAAATTTATCGCACTTCCAGATAATATAAATGTTACCGATGTTACTTTATATGTAACTTACTTAACTGCAGGTAGTGATTTTCAGTTTAATTCATTTACTGATGGGGAGTCACTAAGTGCAGATGAACCTGTTGTTTATGGAAATACTACAATAAGTGCGAATACACCTTTTGCATCTTTAGTATCAACAAATGCCACTGCGAACGGATCTGCTGCTTTTATATCTAAGGGTGTATTTTTTGTAAGAGGTTTCTTTGTTAATGTTTCAGATCAAACACTAATACTTGATCACTATAATAATAATTCATCATATAGAGTGGGTTTACAAATAAACGAATTGATTATAAGTGCGAAGGATGATGATAGTTTATATGATAATGCTAAAGGTTTCACTAATTTTGCAGCACCTGGTGCCGACAGATTAAAAATAGAGTTAATATTAACTAAAAAATTAATATCCGATAAAAATGATACCGATTTCATCGAACTCATGAGAGTGGATGAAGGAAAAATAAAAAAAATAATTATTAAAAGTGATTACAATAAAATAAGAGATTGGATCGCAGAGAGAACATTTGAGGAGTCTGGTGATTATAGTGTTGATCCTTTTAGATTAAGGTTGTTTAATTCACTGAATGATAATTTAGGAAATGGAGGTTTATTTTTTGACAATGATACCACTGATCAAGGAAATACACCATCTGATGATTTAATGTGTCTAAAAGTTAGTGCTGGTCAGGCATATGTAAGAGGTTACAATGTTGAACAACCAGGAACTACAATTGTAGATGTGGATAAACCAAGAGATGTAGGAATAAGAAGTGATGTTGGTATTGGGTATGAATTGGGTAATGTATTAAGAGTAAATAATGTAACTCAAGGTAGTGTGAATCAGGGAAGTGTTGTCCAATTATTTAATAATTTTGATTCTTCTGCACTAGGAGGAGGTAATATAGGTAGTGCGAGGGTATATTCATTTAACTTAGAAGATAGTGCCTATGAAGGTACCAATACAACTTGGGAATTAAGATTATTTGATATTCAGACAAATGCAAAATTGTTCTTAAATCAAACAATAAGTAATGCAGAATTACCAAAAGAGTCATTTGTTAAAGGAAAAAATAGTGGTGCTAGTGGATTTGCAGCAAATTCTGGTGGTGGACAAAATTTTATTGAATTGAGTGATACTTCAGGAAAATTCATAACTGGTGAGCAAATACAAATAAATGGAATAGATTTTCCAAGAACCATAAAAGAAGTTAGAACACGTTCAACTCAAGATATAAAATCTGTCCAAATAATTGATGGGGGGAGTAAATTTAAGGCAGATGTGGTTTGCTCTAGATTTAGATTACCTAATAATGTCAGAGAGGTGAGAATTCATACTAATGGTACGAAAGCTACTGCTATTAATGGTACTTTTTCAGGTTTAAGACTAGGAGTTATTTTAACATACACTAAACCAGGTAAAGACGTTCCTACATTTAATTTCGTTTCAGCTGTAAATGGCAATGAAGTAGATTTAGTTGCTTGTGAAGGTGTTACAGGAGTGCGTGATGGAGATCTATTTACTAATGCCCAAGGTCTACCAACTAATGGTACCACGGTGCAAATGTTTGGTGCAGGACCTTTAGTAACAGGAACTGGCAGATTATATGCTCCTTTAGATAATAGCAATGTTGAAAGCATAAATTTAAGTGATTCTAAATTAAAAATTACACGTAGACTAGTTGGTCAAAGTGTTACAAACAATCAATTAAATATAACTAAATCGCAATTAGGAATAGATGATACAATATTTGAAGTATTTGATCAAGAAAGATATTCTATTTTTGATAATACTAATGGATCACCTATAACAGGTTTGGGTAATGATACTTTTAGGTATAATAATGGTGGAGATGATGTAACATTTACAAATGTAGGTACATCATCAGTAGATGTTAATGTAACACTTATTAAAAATAAAATAAGATCAAAACTTAAAGAATATAATAGAAGTCAAGAATTAACTGTTAATTTATCTAAAAATCCCCAATCAGGTAGTAATGCAGCAGGAAATGGTGGATCTATATCTGATGGTTTAATATTTGATTCAAGATATGGATTAAGAGTGCAGGACGAAGAGATATCATTGAATTATCCAGATGTTGTTAAATTTTTAGCAGTTTATGAATCCAATGATACTAATCCCCCTAAATTAGATCAATTAGTATTTCCTGCCAGTGTAGACGTTGGTACTAACTCAATTGTGGGTGAAAATATAATTGGCATTGATTCTCAAATAATTGCTAGAGTTGTTTCTAAAAACTCAAATACTTTAAGAATTGTATATCTTTCATCTGGAAAATTTAATTCAGGTGATTTGGTAAGATTTGATGAAAGTAACATTGAGACAAATATACAATCAATTACAGTTGGTAGTTTTAAAAATTTAACAAATTCATTTAATTTGGATAAAGGTCAGAGAGATGAATTTTATGATTATTCAAGACTTGTTAGAAATAAAAATGTACCCGAACCTAGTAATCAGTTATTAATTGTATTTGATTATTATTCAGTGTCATCAGATGATGGTGATTTATTTACTGTTGCAAGTTATGATCAAGATAGATTTTCTAAAGATATACCAACTATTGGAGAATCGAATATAAGAGCAACAGATACACTAGACTTGAGACCTAGAGTTTCTGTATACGACCCATCAACAGATACAGGATCACCATTTAATTTTGCAAGAAGAAATATTGGAGGGTCAATTACAAGATTCTTAACTCCAAATGAAAGTTCTACTGTTGATTATAATTTTTACTTACCCAGAATTGATAAAGTTTATATAAACAAGTTTAGTGATTTTGTTTATGAAAAGGGAGTATCAGCAATTGATCCTAAACCACCATCTAAAACTGGTGAATTAATGGAGTTGGCAACAATAACTTTACCACCTTACCTATATGCTACACAGGATGCAACAATATTATTAGCAGATAATCGTAGATTTACTATGAGAGACATAGGTGATATTGAAGATAGAGTAAAAAATTTAGAAGAAGTAACCACATTATCATTACTAGAGACTAGTGCTCAAACTTTACAAGTGGTGGATGATGAGGGTAGAAATAGATTTAAAACAGGATTTTTTGTTGATGCATTTAAAAATTATAATTTTATCAATAGAAATTTATCATCAATACAAATAAATCCAGATGCACAAGAACTCATTCCTTTTAGAACAAGAGATACCATTGCATCACAAATTTTACCATCTGCATCAGTTGATGTTTCCAAATTAGATTTTAATACAGATTTTGATTTATTTGATCCCAATATTAAAAAAACTGGTGATTTTATTACTTTAAATTATGAGGAGGTAGAGTGGATTTCACAACCATTCGCAACAAGAAGTGGAGATACAGATGATACCTTAAATGTTAACCCATACGAATTACCTGTTTTTAAGGGGGCAATCGAATTAGATCCTCGTGTCGATACATGGACAAGGACAGTGCAACTCCCTGATCAAACCATACAACAAACAGGTACGAATAGTGTTCAAGATATATCCTTAAATGCGAATATTGGAAATCAATCTATTAATCTTGGAGGAAGAACAGGTGGGGGAAATGATGGAAATGTAACAACCATATCGAGCAGTGATACTATCTCATTTAACGCCTCTACTTCAGACAGTGCCACCTTTAGTAATACAGATACTACCATTCAAAATAATTTAGTTTCTACATCTAATGATGATTTTATGAGGTCTAGAAACATACAATTTGTATCGAGTGGGTTTGCAAACTTTTTACAATTATATCTTTTCGTAGATGGTCAACAAATATTTGATATTATTCCAAAATTAGTTGAAATAGTTAAAGAACCCAATGGAACAGAAGTTGGATCAAATGGAACCTTCAAGGTTGGAGAGACTGTACAAGCTTATGATTCGAGTAATAATCTTATTATGGAATTTAGAACATGTCAACCCAATCATAAATCTGGATCATTCTCAAGTCCCTCAGAAACATATTTAAGAAATCCATATACTTTTGAAACTGGATTGGTTGAAATTCCAAGTGCTTATACACCATCTATCCAAGTTCTCAATATAGATACTAAATCATTGTCCGAAGAAGCACAAGGAGACTTCTTTGGATACTTAACAAAAAATGCAAAATTGATTGGAACTGAAAGTGGAGCAGAGGCATATGTAAAAGATTTAAGACTTATAACTGATGATTTTGGTGATTTAATCGGATCATGTTTTATTCGTGATCCACACGCACAACCTGCACCTGTTGTAAAAATACAAACAGGTTCTAAAAACTTTAAATTAACATCCAGTCCAACAAATGAAAAGGTAGCTCCTGCGGAAAAATTTGGTGTTATTGCTGCTGAAACAAGGTATGATGCTTTTGGTACTATACAGGAGTGGCAAGACACTGTAACCATAACAACTAACACAAATACACTCAATGTTAATGGTACTTTTACAGGTTCAGTTTCAGCTACAGCAGTAACATCAGTAATCACAGAAGTAGTTGAATTTGAGGATCCCTTGGCACAAACTTTTGTTGTTGGTGGTAATGTGTCTGCACCAAGTGCCGTGGGTGCAAATAAAGATTTAAATGGTGCATTTATAACTTCTGTAGAAGTTTTCTTTGCTACAGTTGATCTTGATACAAACTCACCAATCAGATGTGAAATCAGAACTGTGACTGGTGATGCTCGACCATCTAGACAAGTAATCGGAAGAAGTAGAACTTTAAGACCAAAGGGAACTGATGAGAATGGAAATGAAGTTACTTTGATTCAATCAGATCCAGATAATGCAAGTGTAGGAACTAAATTTACTTTCCCAGAACCAATATACTTATCACCAGGTAATTCATATGCTTTTGTTTTATTAGCACCTCAAAGTGTAGCATATACTGTTTGGACAGGAAGACATGGAGGCACTGCGGTGAATGCAAGCACTATCACAGGTGCAGATTCAGGTGCAAGCATACAATATAATACTCAGTATGGTGCAGGTGCAATATTTAAATCTCAAAATGGTGCTCTTTGGACTGAAGATCAATCTCAGGACATGACATTTAAATTATATAAAGCTAGATTTACATCTCAAACAGGATCTGCTTATTTCACTAATCCAAAATTAAGTGATAGTAATGGATATGTTCCCAAACTATTAGATAATCCAATCGAAACACTTCCTCAAACTGGAACTATAGGTATTACACCTGTAACAAATGCAACTACTGCAGCAAAATTAGTAGCAGGTCGAACAATAAGTGCCTCTTATCCTACAAGCACTGCCGTAATTGTTGGAACAGGTGCATCTGTATCTCAACTGAATACAACTCCTGTTATAGGAGGATCTAATTATGTAACTGATTCTGATGTTGAAACATTCGCAATAACTGGTAAAGGCACTGGGTTAAAAGTGTCGATAACAGGTGTCACTAATGCTGGTGTCATAACTAGTGTTAGTGCAAATCCATTTACAGGTGCAATAGGAAGTGGATATCAAGTAGGTGATATTGTGGGTATAGTTACGACATCAGTTGGTACTAAAGGTGGCACAGGTCGAGGTGCTCAACTTAGCATCGCATCTGTAAGTGATATCAACACTCTATTCTTAACAAATATACAAGCAGAAAGTGGATCATATGGTCCAAATGCTGGTATCGGTATTACTCTTGTTAATGATAATGGAACAATAACAGCTGTACCTGGTCAAATTACATCAAGAAGTTTTGATTCTGGAGCAAATGCAGGAAACGTTATGAAGGTTAATCATTTTAATCATGGTATGCATTCTAACTCAAATAAGGTTTCTTTAAAAAATATTGAATCAGATGTTCTTTCTACTACGTTAAGTGATACACTAGGGAGAACGATTACAGGACAAATTAGTGTGGCATCAACCATTCAATTTGCTAACTTTGAGGGAATACCAGTAAATAATACAAATATTGGATATGTTAAAATTGGAAATGAGGTTATTGGGTATTCTGCAGTAACTTCGGGAAATGGTGATGCTGGAACTTTAACCATTGCAGCAGGTGGAAGAGAAATAGAGGGATTAGCTACAAATCATGAAGTAGGATCTGTTGTTAGAAAACATGAATTATGTGGTGTATCAATAAGAAGACTTGAGGTTAAAAGAAATGTTTTAGGATCACCCAAAGCTACTCTTGATGATTATCATATATCTTTTGAGAGAGATGGAAGTGATGGTCAAGGTGGAGTTGTAGGAAAAGACAGGAGTTCGGATGCAACAGGATTACCTCAATTATCATTTAGTAAACAATCACCAGTTGGGGGATCTAATGTCAGAGGCACTCAAAACATCTTATACAGTGCTTTAGTTCCAAGATATGATGTATTGACTCCAGTGGGAATAGAAGGCACTGTAACGTCGATAGAGGCATCAATTAGGACAGTATCAGGTACAAGTGTAGATGGAAATGAGGTATCATTTCAGGATCAAGGATTTCAAAATGTCCAACTTAACAGATATAATTCTTTAGATAAAGTTAATTTAGTTGCCTCTAAAATTAATGAAGATCAATATCTAACAAATATACCATCTAATAAATCATTTACTACAATAATGAATTTTATTTCCAATGATGAGAATTTATCTCCTATTATAAGGTTGAGTAGTGGATCAGAAACTGAATTTATTAGTCATAGATTAAATAGACCAATTGATTTGGATAATTATGATATTGATAATAGAGTTGACTCAATATTAAACGATCCACATGCAGCATCCTACGTATCAAATACTGTAAGATTAAAAAAACCTGCTAGTTCATTAAAAGTTTTATTGACTGCTTTTAGACCAGAATCATCAGACTTTAGAGTTTTATATAGTTTAATTAAATCTGATTCTAGTGGTATAAATCAGGCATTTGAGTTATTTCCTGGTTTTAAAAATTTCACAAGAGATGATGCTGATGGATTTTTAGTTAATGATGAATCAAAAAATGATGGTAGACCAGACTTATTTGTTACACCAAGTCAAAACAATGAATTTAAGGAATATCAATTTACAGCAGATGGATTGTCTGAATTTATAGGTTACACAATAAAAATTGTGATGTCAGGAACAGATCAGTCTCGTCCACCAAGGATAAAAGATTTAAGAACTATTGCAATCAAATGATAAAAGTAGAAGGTCACCCACATTTGTACAGAGATCCTAAAACAGGTGCAATTGTCAATAATGATGATGTTGGATATAATCAATATCTAAAATCTTTAGAATCTCGAAAAAAACAAAAAGATGAAATTAAAAGACTGAGAGAGGAATTGGATGAAATCAAGTCATTACTTGCAACTTTTGTGGAGGGCAACAATAAGACATAAATATAATTAGAAAATATTATTTTAAGTAGATGGCAGCTGTATATGTTTCGAATTTAGTAATTAATGCAGGATCAGATTTTAGTCAAACTTTTAGTTTAGTAGAGTCTGATGATTCAGGACCATTAGATTTATCTGGATTTACAGTTGCTGCTCAGTTTAGAAAACATGCTGGCAGTTCATCAAAACATGATTTTACAACAAACGTATTAGATGCGACTAATGGAGAATTGTTAATTTCTCTATCAGCATCAGCATCTAATGTACCAAAACCAGGTCGATATGTATATGATATTGTGATAACAAATGCAGCAAGTGAAAAAACAAGAGTCGTAGAGGGTTCAGTCCTCTTAAGAGAAGGAGTCACTCGATAATGCCAATTAAAGTCAGAGTTGGGCAATCAGATGCAATAAAAATACTTGCCAGTGCAGGTGGTGGTTCGATTAATGCACAAACTGCTAGAAACGTTATTGGTGGTATTGCATCGGTTACTCAACTTAGTGTATCTGGAATATCGACTTTAGGAAATGTTGATGCAGGTATAATAACTGCAACATCATTTGTAGGACCTCTGACTGGCAATGTAACAGGAATTGCCGATACAGCACTAAGTTTATTTGGAACACCAAATATTGATGTTGGAGCAGTAAATGCTGGTTCTATAAATGTCTCAGGATTATCAACATTTGTAGGAGTAGTTACTACAACGAATGATTTATTTGTTGGTGGTAATCTTTTTATTAAGGAAGATATTACTCTTGATGAAATAAATGCTAGAAATCTAAATATCACAGGGTTATCCACTTTTCTAGAGGATGCTGAATTCAAGGCAAATGTTTCTATAGGTGGAACATTAACTTATGAAGATGTAACAAATGTTGATTCTGTTGGTCTTATTACTGCTAGGACGGGTATAAGAATCAACACTGGTGGTCTAATTATAACTACTGGAATTTCTACATTTAATGATAATACACCATCCACTTCTCCCACAACAGGAGCGTTACAAGTATTAGGTGGAGTGGGTATCGGATTAAGTTTAAACGTTGGGGGATTACTCACTGCTGGAGCTATAGATGGAGGTGAATTTTAATGGCTAAACCAAGTACTAGACAAGAATTAATTGATTACTGTTTTCGCAAGTTAGGTGCACCAGTATTAGAAATTAACGTGGACGATGATCAGGCAGATGATTTAGTCGATGATGCTTTGCAATTATTTGGGGAAAGACATTTTGATGGTATTGAGAGGATGTATCTCAAATATGAATTAACTCAAGAAGATATAGATCGTGGAAAGGCAGCAGGAACAACAGGCGTAGGAATTGTCACTACAACTGGTAACTCAACTGAAGTGAGTGGATTAGGTACAGTTACGTCTAAATTCTATGAAACATCGAACTTTATACAAGTTCCTGATGCAGTCGTAGGAATCGATAAGATATTTAAATTTGATACAAGTTCGATATCTGGAGGAATGTTCAGTATCAAGTATCAATTATTTTTAAATGATTTATATTACTTTAATTCAGTCAATCTTTTACAATACTCAATGACCAAAAGGTATTTGGAAGATATAGATTTTTTATTGACAACAGATAAACAAATAAGATTTAATAAAAGACAAAATAGATTATATTTAGATATAGATTGGAAAGCACAAGAAGTAGGTACATTCCTTGTGATTCAATGTGATAGAATTTTAAATCCAGATGATTTTACTGGTGTTTATAATGATAGTTTTCTTAAATTGTATCTTACATCATTGATAAAAAGACAATGGGGACAAAATTTAATTAAGTTTCAAGGTGTTAAATTGCCTGGTGGATTGGAAATGAATGGAAGACAAATATATGACGATGCAGAAAGAGAATTGGAAAGTATAAGATCAAGATTAATTTCAGAGTATGAATTACCACCTCTTGATTTCATAGGTTAATTGTAATGGCATTAAATCCCTTTTTTCTACAAGGATCACAAAGTGAGCAAAGACTTGTTCAGGACTTAATTAATGAACAATTAAAAATATATGGTGTTGAGGTAAAATATTTGCCTCGAAGAATTGTTAATAAAGATAATATTTTTACAGAAGTACAGTCATCTAGATTTGGTGATAATTTTTCTATCGAGGCATATGTAAACACGTTTGACGGTTATGGTGGAGCTGGTGATATAATGACAAAATTTGGTGTGAGTTTAAAGGATGAATTAATAGTTACGATATCAAAAGAAAGATTTGAGGATTTTATATCACCATTTTTAGTAGGATTACCAGAGGGAGAAATTGAGGTAACAAGTAGACCAAGTGAAGGAGACTTGATATATTTCCCATTAGGACAAAGAATTTTTGAGATAAAATTTGTAGAGCATGAAAAACCTTTTTATCAATTAGGTAAAAATTATGTTTATGAACTTAGATGTGAACTATTCGAACTTGAGGATGAAATAGGTGGTTGGAATCAACTCAGTACAACAACTGAAGAGATTGATGATGCTCTTGTGGATCAAGGTTACATAACCTCACTTAAACTGATATCTAGTGGATTAACTGCAACACTAGGTGTAACTACTTCGACTGGATATATTCGTAAAATATTTCTTAATGAGGATGGATATGATTATGATAAAGTTCCAACTGTAGCAATTGGAACTGCACCTGCAGGTGGTGTTGATGCAACTGCTGTTGCAATTACAACATCAATAAATGGTGTCAATTCTGTAAAGGAAATATTACTCACAAATGCTGGTGCTGGATATACAGAAGCTCCAACAGTCACGATTGTGAGTGCCACAGAAGTTATCAAGGGAGTTGGTTTAACTACCTACGGTGTCGGTGCAGCTGCCACCGCATTAGTGGTTACAAATTCTGCTGGTATAAGAGATGTATCTATAACAAATTCTGGTGATGGATATCCGACAGCACCCACTTTATTCTTTGATGCTCCTTCTTCTGGTATAAACACTGCAACAGGTAGAGTTTTAGTAAGTGCTGCTAATACAGTCACACAAGTTCTTATTTCTGATGCAGGTCTTGGATATGATAGCACTACTGGAGTTGCAACAGTCTCTCCTCCACCAGTTATTACAGGAATTGGTACATTTAAATTTAATGAAGTGGTCACAGGTTCTCTATCTAATGCAACTGGAAGAGTTAAGTCTTGGAATGTCACTACTAATGTGTTAAAATTAGGCACAACTAATGGCACATTTGTTTCTGGTGATGTGGTAACTGGAGCAGATTCGAACGCCTCATATACTATTGACTTTATTGAGTCGGCAGAATTTGCTGATAAATATGATAAAAGTGATGAAATTGAAACAGAAGCAGATGCAATCATCGATTTCTCAGAAAATAATCCATTTGGTACATTTTAATGTTAGGAACTTATTACTATCACGAAATAATTAGAAAAACGATTGTTTCTTTTGGAACTTTATTTAATGCTATTAGTATCCGACATGATGATAAGTCGGGTAATACCTATAGTGAATTAAAAGTTCCTTTGGCATACGGACCATCACAAAAGTTTCTTGCTAGATTAGAACAACAAGCAGAATTGAATAAACCTGTTGGTATTACACTTCCACGAATGTCATTTGAGATGAATAGTGTTTCATATGATCCAACTAGAAAAAGTGGAGTCACACAAACATTTAAGGCATCTGATGGAACTAACATTAAAAAAGTTTTTATGCCAGTGCCTTATAATATAGGATTTGAATTAAACATATTGGCAAAATTAAACGATGACGCTTTACAAATTATTGAACAGATTTTACCATATTTCCAACCCTCATTTAATCTAACGGTAGATTTAGTAAAATCAATTGGAGAAAAAAGAGACATACCAATCGTATTAGATAGTATCAATTTTCAGGATGATTATGAGGGTGATTTTTCCACAAGAAGAGCTCTTATATACACACTAGGATTTACGGCAAAGACATATCTATTTGGTCCTATCGCAGAATCATCATCAGGACTTATCAAAAAAGTTCAGATTGATTATGCTACAGACACTGACACTAAAAATGCAAAACGTGAAGTTAGATATACAGTTACTCCAAAACCTGCTGATGCAGGTCCAGATGATGATTTTGGATTTAGTGAAACCACTTCATTCTTCTCTGATTCCAAATCTTATAGTCCAACAAGACAAACTGATATCTAATGACTAACTATGATCCTATTGACGAGGCTTTGAATATAAAGTCCGAAATCATTCCAACACCAGAGGATGTTGTTTCTAAAAAGAAAAAAGAAATTAAAAAGGTTGAGGGAGAAGATATCGGAAAGGATTATGATTACACAAGAGGTAATTTATACTCCCTGATTGAGAAAGGGCAAGAGGCAATTAACGGTATTATGGAAGTTGCTGGTGAAACTGCAAGTCCAAGAGCATATGAAGTTGCTG